ACTCCTGAACAAGTAGATAGCCTGCCTTATGATAGGATGGTGTATTTCATTGAATTAGAAAGAGAACTCAAAAAGCAAGAAAAATTAAACTTGGATAGCAAATAAAAATGGTAGATGGATTCGAGGTGAAAGTCCCAATTACAATAAAAGGTGGCCGAGAGGGAGAAAAAGTAGGAAAGCAAATCGGCGAAAAGTTAGCAGCACAATTAAAAAAATCTTTTAGAACAGTGGGAATTGGGGCCAGAGCTGGAGGTGGAGGAATAGGAGTAGGAGATGCTGCCGGAATGATGGGTGTTACAAAGGGATTAAAAGGAGTAGCTGGAAAACTTGGAGTTATTGGTTTGGTTTTAACATCAATAGTAGGAATTTTATCACAATTTAGTCCTTATTTAAAAGGAATTTTATCTATTTTTGGAAGAGCATTTTCAATATTTTTCAGACCTTTCGGAGATTTCTTGGCAATGTTATTAAGACCTTTGGCAATGATGCTTATGAAAGTAGCCGTAGCTTTCTTAAAAGGGACTCGTGGAACAATGGGCCGTGTAAGAGAGGCAATGAAAGAGGTACCACAAATAGGAACAACAGGAAACTTACTGGCAGATATTCCCATCCAACTTGCAAACTGGGCATTAAAAGTAGGTGCTGCATTTGGGCAGGTTATATTTGAAATTGGAAAAGCTGCTTTTGATCTTGGAACAAAAATAGGAGATTGGCTATACAATAAAGTTATTGAACCCGCAGGAGATTGGTTGGCAAGCAAGTTATTTGGAATTTGGAATTGGACAAAGGACTTTGCAGGATGGGTATGGACACAAATAACAAGTATCTGGAATTGGGTTAGAGATTTTCCAGGATGGATATGGGAAAAAATAACAAGCATTTGGAGTTGGATTAAAAGTTTTCCTGGATGGATATGGGAAAAAATCACAGGTATATGGAGTTGGGCATATAATTTTGGACAATGGTTGTGGAATAAAATAACTGATGCATTTAGAAATATTGGAAATTGGCTTGGAGGAATTGGGATGTATCTTTATAATAGAATCACAGAGAGTATAAAAGATGCTTTTAGTAGTTTTACTTTTGGATGGAAATGGTGGTGGCAAAAAGGACAAGTCGGAATTCCTAATGTACCTCATGAGGGGCTTTATTATTTACATAAAGGGGAGGAAGTAGTCCCAAGAACAAAAGTAGGCCAAGGAGGAAAGTCAATTGTTTTGAATCCAACATTTAATATTCAGGGAAATATAAGCTCAGAATTAGATATGGATGTATTAGCTAGGAGAGCAAGCCGAATGACAGAAATGACTTTAAAACAAAGAGGAATAATATAATGGACGAAAAAGAAAGACAAAAATTAAACAGCATACAAAATGATATCACAATGTTAAAATTAAAAGTTAATGAGATAATTAAATTATTAAAGGAGGTAAAAGATGGGCAACACAACACTAGGATCAGTAACATTGCATGATGGATCAAGTGCAATTATAACAGAAAACAATTGCAGGAAAGAATCTATTTTGACAGTTTTGCCTTTGTATTTCTCTGATGCAGATGAAACCGATGTTTTTGATTTTGGGGGAACTACAAAATTAATAAATTTACAGGGGTCTTATTCTGCTGCAACAACTGCTGCAGTGAAAACATGGCTTGATTCAGTTGAGGCCTTAATTCAAGGGCATCAAGATACCGACGCAGGGTACCCTTTGACTTTTACTGATGATTTAAGAGGCACAATAAAAGTTAAGATATTTGATTTTGATACAGCTTGGACAGAGGGAAATCCAACAAGAATCTCTTGGTCTATGAAATTAGTTCAATCAAGTACAAATGCATAATGGGAAATAAAAGAATTTATCTAGGAAGGGAAGTAAGCAAGTATGCTGAGATAGCAGGTGGTGCAATATTAGCAATAACTGTTTTATTTTTTGTTTTAATGGCAGTAGGATTTGAAATAACTGGAACAGATGATGTGTGTCTTGGAAATTTAGATGATCCTTGTGTTTCTTATGGAAAGATTTGTAACTTGGGGCCAGACAATTATGATATTTATAATCCGGAAAGTGTTAAAATAGATTTTTCACCGACGATAAAAGATTATTGGATTTTTTTTAAAGATGGTCGAGTAAAAAAAGAGTTCTTATACAATTTAGGAGTTAACCATTCAACTGCAGGATGGAGATACGAAAACTTTACAAATGCAACAAAACCAAGAAAAGATAGAGTTTATGTGCATAGGTTTGCAGCTTATTCTTGTCAAAATTATATGTTAGTAGGATTAAAAGAAAACCCTGAGGATGTGATTAAGTGGGGAATGGGGGTAGGAAAAGAATACTTAGATCCACTTTGGTATGGAGTTAATGGAACTGCAGACACAGAGGCATTAAGTATGACTGCAGAATTAGGGACTGAATTAAATATAACTGGAAATTTATCAGGCGTTACAAATATTTGTTTTAATGTAGATTATCCAACATATTCAGATACTTGTTATGTTCCAAATGGATTAACAACAAACTCAGGAAATGATTATTCAGTAGAGGGAAATGATTCAGCAGGATCAAATGCAAATGATGGGGATTGGTCAACATACACAACCGGGCCAGATACCTCACCAAACTTGGTAGTTTATGAAAATTACACATTAACAATTAGTGAGGCAGTAACAAATTTAACCTTTAGAGCGAAAGTTTATTCTGCTACAACTGGAGGAACAATTAAATATTGGAATTATTCCTCTAATGGTTGGACATCCCTAGCAAGTGTCACAGATAATTCAATTTATACCGAAATATTAGAGGTTCCAACAGATGGATACTCGTCTAGTCCAGTAAGATTTAAAACAGAATTAGTGCCTGATGTTTTAAGTGGAACAGCATATTTTGAGGGAAACTTAACTGCAGATTATGGAAATTCCTCTTTTTTATTGGATAGAGATTATTTTAGAAAAGAGATTTTTAATGATAGTTCAACAGCATTAAATTTAACTTATTCATCTGCACCAGAAAACAAAACAACATATTTCGAGGCACACCAATACGATGAAATAAGAAACTTATCTGTGAGTTTATCAGCATTTCCAGATTCAGGAACCACAATGGAGGGAATAAAAATTTATATGAATGGAACAGAAGTAGCAGATATAGGGACAATCTATGAGGGATTCATAGGAACAATAACAGATTTCAATGGAAGTAAATCAAATGTGACCTTTACAGACCCTGGATTCCAAGACAAATATTTAAAGATTTTATCTGATTCAGAAGTTAGTTCGGCAACTTTAAATCTAACTGGGTTTAATTACACTGGCCATGGAACAGAGGTTTTTAATTTTTCACAAGATCCTTTATTTAAGGAAATTATTGGAGCCACTTTAATCACAGATTGGATAGAGGGAGTAGCTTTTGATGGAACATATATTTATTTGAATAATGGAGATGACACAATTGCAAAATATACTGAGGATGGGGCGAAGATAACAACAGGAACATCACCAAATAATAACATAGGATTCCAAGGATCAACAATATGTGGAGGTTATTTGTGGGTTGCAACAGATGAGGACACAATAGAAAAATATTCAACAACAGATCTGTCTTATGTTTCTGGATTTTCAACAGGGGCAGTTTCTCCTTATGGACTTGGATGTAATGGAACCCACATAATAAGTACAGATTATCCAATTTCAAGTGAATGTAATATTTATTTTTGGGATGTTAATGATGGAAGTCAAGATGACTCAAAAGACCTAGATGCAATAGAAGCAGACAATGATTATTGTACTGCAGTAGATATGGATGATGATGGAAACTTTTGGTCAGGAGATGTAGATGGATATTTTTATGTTTACAACTCAACATGGGATTATCAATATAAAGTAAGCACTGGAGGAGAGGACCCTGATGATATTGAAATCCATGATTATCAAATGTTATGGGGAAGATGGACTGGAGGGTATAGACAAATAGATGATTATCTTTATACTTATTACATTAATTCAGCACCAAATAATGCACTTTTGGAAATTGGATCTACAGATGGAACATACGAATGGAATTACACTGGAAGATATCAATTAGAGGAAACAACAAATGATCTCTCAGCAGAAATAGAAACAGCTCTAAGCACATGTTCAGCAGACGAGGATAATTATTGTTTAATTCCATTTCACTTTTATAGTGAGGAAGGAGGAATAATCGAACCAAGTGAGATAAGCATAACTTTCACAAGCAATCCAAACCCGATCACTTTGGATTTAACAACAGTTCAAAACTTTATAAATTCATCAAGCGGATTTGTAGATGTGCCAATATCAGTAAGTTCATCAGATGATGGAAAAATCCAGTTAGATAATTTAGGATATGATTATGCTGGAGGAAATGATACAATCAGAGTAACCGTGTACGAAATGGCAGATTCAACAAATAACGATACCTTAGATATTCTTTATTATTATTCAAGATTTATAACAAATATGCCTTACTCCTGGACAGATGATTTATTCTTTTTGCCGAGGACAAAGAGTTCAAAAAATGTGAGTGCTTATGGCCAAACAAGCACAACCCCTATTTATAATTTAAGTTTTGTGAATTATGGGGGAATGGATGCAAATCTTTCAATTAAAGTAAATGAAACATTCTCTTGCATGAATATGACTTGGAGTACAACAAGTACAAAACCAGGATCAGGAAATATTATCACAGACACATGGTCAAAGATCACAAGTGCATTAGGATTCGGAAATGATCAAAGTATTTTTATTTGGGCAGATTTAGAAAATTGTAATGCATCTGATCAAAGAATTTTAAATCCAACATTAGACATAGAGGCTTATTGTGAGGAGTGTGTCTGGGAGGGAACATGAGGCAATCAAGTAGAGTTTTTATTCCTATTCCAAAGGTTAAGAACACTAAATGCAAAGTAGAAATAGCCGGAGATGATCAAACAACTAGAATAATTGAAAGTAACTGGATTAAACCAGCAAAGAATGGAATAGGTACTTTTAATTTACAATTATCAAACGCAAAGGGGCAATACTCTGGATCATATAAATCTGGGGATATTGTCAAATTTTATGGAGATAACACCGATGGAACTACATTGCAATTTTGGGGGAGAATAGATTATGTAAAAGATGATATTAGTAACCAGGGCCAATTTTTAAATATTGAAGGCAGACATAGAGCTTATTTATTAACAGAGTACCTTATTTGTCATTCAGCAACAGAAACAGAGCCATCACAAATTTTAAAGGATATTATAGATAAATTACCTAGTGATTATGGTGGATTTACTTATTCGAATGTTGCAGCAAGTACAACCACAATGAATGTAGAATGGAATTATAAACCATTTTGGGATTGTGTAGTAGAAATTTGTAATAAAGCAGGATTTGATTGCTATGTAGATGATGATCTCGATTTCCATTTTTTTGAGGAGAATTCAATAGAAAATACAAATGATGCAATTGTAGAAGGAGATAATTTCATTAAGTGTAAAGATTATGGGACAAATGATTATTATGAAAAAACAAGAGTCACAGCAATGGGCCAGGATGATGTAGGGTTGCCAATTATTTATACTGCAATAAGCCCAGATGAAGAAACAGATATTAAAGAGATTTTTATTAAAGATTCATCAGCAAATACTTTAGAGAAAGTTAAGGATATAGCCGAGGCAAAATTATATGAGGTTACAAATAAAAATCCGCAGGCAATAATTACGTCTTTGGGATTAGAATCAATTAATCCAGGAGATAATATATGGATTTTAGTGCCAAGGCAAAAGATATCTGCACAATACAAATTATCTCAAATTAATCATAAGTTTGGAATGAAAACAGGAGGATGGAGAACCGAATGTGTTATTGAGGAAGAAGAGGCAGGAATTTCAACAGTTATTAAGAACCTTTCTCAAACAAGCCAAAAGATAATGAGATCAGAAAATGTGAATAAATTAAATTATTCTTATAATTTAACTTTTGATTCAGATTCAGGAACACATGATAACACGATTATAACTGAGGGAGTTTTAAAGACAAATGCAACAAATTCAGGAACATGGATAAGTGATCTTAAAACAGCATCAGAAGATGCAACATATTTTGAATTAAGAGCAATAGGAGAATCCCTTGTAGGGACATCTTATTATGTTTCCACAGATGCAGGATCAACTTGGCAGGAAGTTAGTGCTTTAAAAGATTATATTGCATTTAGCCAAACAGGAAAAAATTTAAAGATTAAAATTATACTAAATTCAGCAGATACACAAATAAAAAGTCTTGCAGTATTATATTCATAAATATTCAGGAGGTAAAAATGAAAAAAATATCAAGTCCAAGTAAGAGCATAGATCTTAAAGGAATGAAGAAAGTTGGAAAAGGAGCATTGATTGCAGGTGGGGCAGTTGTATTGACCTATCTTTTGGAGAACATTGGTTCAATAGATTTTGGTCAATATTCTGCTTTAGTTGTAGGAATTGCATCTATTTTGATAAACTTTTTTAGAAAGTATTTAATATCTTATGAGTAGAAAGAAAAAAGGGAAATTAGAAACTAAAGTTTTTAAGTATCCACCTTTAAAAGATTCTAAAGGGAGATACATTCCTTTTTGTAATTTTGGATATCATAAAGGAATAGTTCTTACTCCAGAAATATGTGAACAAAGAAAATGTATTCATTATTATAAATTATATTTAAAGTAGAGTTGGACCGGGTTTCCTTAGTTGTAAGAATTGGATCCGGCCACTCTCTTACGCAACGTTGTAACTAAATAGTGATTTAAAAAGATTGTTGCTCAAATAAAATAATCCAAATATATATGTTTTACATATCTATTTAGAAAACCCCTATATGTGAGAAAGGAAATTTTGGCACGCAACAATGT